GACGGCATACGAGATTCCTCTACGTCTCGTGGGCTCGGAGATGTGTATAAGAGACAGGCATTGGTACTGTGCATTTTAAAAATGAGTTTTGTTTTTTAATTATTTACTAAAATACCGAATATGGGCATTTAGTTGGAGAAGGCAAGGCCACCCATACCAGACTGGATGCGGAGGACGTTGTAGTTAGTGGCGAACATATGCATGGAGATCGCGTTGTTGGTGGTATCCGCGGTGACAACCTGGACCTGCGCGTTGTCGATCCTGGAGAAGTTGCAAGTGCCGGTAGGCTGATGCTCCTCGGGCTTGAGCGCGAAAGAGTACGAGTAGATACCGGGGTAGGGGCAACCGGTGTGGTGGTTGTAGGGCTGGACCTGGTTGAAGTACTTGCCCTTCTGCTCCTTGAAACGGTCCTGGCCGTTGAGGATGAGCTTGAAGGTGGCGAGGGGACCGACGGCCTCCTCAGTGAAGATGGACGAACCGCCAATGGCACCAACCTTAACCATAGGGGTACCAGCGGTGGCGGTGGTAACGAAACAGTTAGAGCCCTCGAGGGAGTTCTGGTTGGAGTCGAGCTTGATGTTGGCATCGGTAGACGCGGTGGTGAAGTTCCACAGGGAGTTGTTGGTCTGGGTGTTAGAGAAGCACCATACGAGCTCCTTAACGGGGTGGTTGTAGGAGAGGCGGACCTGCTTGGTACCACCATCAGCGGTAACAGTGTCGGTACCAGTGTGCTGGACCTGCTCGATAAGGTACTCATGACCCTTCTGGGCGAATCGGCGACGCTCCTCGGTGTCAAGGTAGATGTAGTTAGCCCAGACCTTGAAGGTGGAGGTGTCGAGCCACTCATCGAAGTGCGCCGATAAATCGAAATCCAGCCTGACCTCATGATACTGCAATGCAATGAGTGGCAAATAGAGTCCGGGGTTCCTGTTGAAAAAGAAGTATAGGGGCAAATAGACAGTCTTGCCGGAAATACCGGAGGTCATCTTACCGTAAGTAGCCTTCTTCGAGTCATCGAGGTAAAGCTCGGTGTACAGACGCCACCACTTCTGGTACTGCTTGTCAATTCTTTGACCTCCAATCGATAATTCGACGTTGTTGATCGCACGCTCAGCGACCCAGCAGGCACCAGCCTCGTCAATACCGGAGGCCTTGACCTTGAGTTCGACGTACATGTCGCCGACGAGATCACCGTTACGGGCAACGGTGACGGAGACGCGGCCGGAGTCAGCGGCAGTACCGTTCACGGTCTGCTCGATGTTCTCCATCGCGAAGTTAGTGTGGCGCTTGTATTTAGCCTGGAAGAAAGTTACCTCAGGGTTACCGGTAAGGTAGACATCCTGGGCACCGTAAGCGACGAGTTGCATAAGACCGCCAGCCATTTTGAGAGTTGTTGTACTATAAGCAGAGAAAATAATTTTGGGTAAATGCGAAATTTCGCGATCCAGAATTTCTCAGTCTACTACAAATGTCCACACAGCCTGATGAAATTGAAGATGGTGAAATTCTGGATACCGAATCCGAGATTGAAATGGAGACTGACAGTATCATAGATCCTGGTGAGGATGAGGAAATTGATTTACCTGAGCTTCTCGGATCTCTGTTCGCGACCGATGAGGGTGACACTGTGTGTAGTGCTCTCGTTGGAATTTCTAGTCAGATCCAAGTCCAAAATAAAATTTTGGTGAAAATTTTAGCTCAACTTCAATCTCTGAAAACTAATTAAAAGAAAAACCTGTAGTATCATTAATATGGAAAATACCCACTTCATCGATAAGGAACCCAACAAGTATGAAGCTTTGGCAGAGCTTCATAATCAGCAAATTCGGTCGATGAATGAGGATCAGGGTACACGCCTCTTGTCAAATTTAGAGAATGCGTGGGGACTCCATGAAAAGGACTTTCTTAGTCACCAGATGCTGGGCTACAACCAGTACATCTCAAATAATTGTTTCAATGAATATGGAGCTGTATCAATCAATGATATAGATTTGGTAGCTATTAAGACTATCAGAAAAAAGAACCTTGATTTCGCTGTAGAGTTAAGGAATCATATGAACAAGATAAAAAAGGAAAAAATGAAAAATGGAGATGAGAGTATATCTGATGATTTGGGTCTTAGTCTAGATAAGCGTATTGCTAACATCATTCTACACATTGAGGATGGATATGAAAATATCCGACGTCACTACATCTCATACGAGCGTGTAAGTACTCCAACTGTTCAGCCCCAGTTTCCAAAGTTTTCAGATCCTTCTGCTATGGATGACGAAGAGATTGAAAGTATTTCACCGTATCAGAAATGTCTTCTGTACACCTTAGAAGAGACATACAAGTGTGGGTATCGTAGATACAAGGGACATTGCTGTGAAGAAATCAAGACTATTGAGGGGTACAGAACTAGAGCTTGGAATCCAATTTTTCCTATAGATCAATTTGTGTATTCAATTGCTCAAAAGGATTCATCATTTACAAACTGGAAAAACTTTACAAGTAAGGGAAGTATTTTCCGTGAGGTTATTGACCATGTATCCAAATGCAAAGATCAACAGTTTCCTGAAATAAGTAAGAGAAGACATGTATGGTCTTTCAAAAACGGTCTCTTTGTTGGTAAGGAATGGATTCCGGATCGAGGTGTGTATGACTGTCGTTTCTACCCATATGAGAGCTCAGACTTTGCGTGCCTAGATCCAACTATCGTTTCCTGTAAATATTTTGATCAACAGTTTGATGACTTCTCACACCTGGAGAGGTGGCAGGATATCCCGACACCAAACTTCGATAAGGTTCTAAAGTATCAGAAATTGGAACAGGAAGTGTGTGACTGGGCATATGTGATGGGTGGGCGTCTCTGTTATGATGTTGGTGAGTTGGATTCCTGGCAAATTATCCCATTCTTCAAGGGTATTGCGAGGTCTGGTAAAAGTACCCTAATTACGAAGGTATTCAAGAAGTTCTATGAAAGTGAGGATGTTGGTGTCCTAGCGAATAATATTGAGAAGAAGTTCGGTCTCTCTGCCATCAAGGATAACTTCATGTTCATTGCACCGGAGATTAAGGCTGATCTTGGTCTTGAACAAGCGGAGTTTCAGTCTATCGTTTCAGGGGAAGATGTATCTATCGCTGTAAAGAACAAGACTGCTGTATCTATTGAATGGAATGTTCCTGGAGTTTTGGGTGGTAATGAAGTACCAAACTGGAAAGATAACTCTGGCTCTATCCTACGTCGTATTCTTCCATGGAACTTCACTAAGCAGGTTAGGGAAGCTGATCCCCAGCTAGATGAAAAGCTCAATAGGGAGCTACCCATCATCCTCCTCAAGTGCGTTCGTGGATACCTTGATTATTCTAACAAATACAGGGATAGAGATATCTGGAACGTTGTTCCGAAGTACTTTGAAATCATCAAGAAGCAAGTGGCGATGGTTGCGAGTACCCTCACAAACTTCCTTGAGTCTACATCTATCAAATTTGGTGACGAATTGTGCGTTCCTCAGACCATCTTCGTGCAGATGTTCAACCAGCATTGTTCCGCAAACAACCTCGGTAAACCCAAATTTAACCAGGATTTCTACATAGGACCATTCAGTTCTAGGGATATTGAAGTCCGAGAAGAGATTGTTAAATACAAGGGAAGGACGTACCCTAAGCAACCAGTTATATTCGGACTTGACGTGATTGAGGAAAGTATCGGATTCACAGAGGATTATTAAAAAAAATAGTGACCAATAGTAATATGAGCCAGTCGGTTCAAGAATTTGTTCGTCGTTCTGGCGTGGAACTTCAAAGTCCCAATTCTGCGTCAAATTCGAATGACAATTTCGCTCGGCGTCTAGAACGAGACGTCGCTATGATCCAAGAACGAAAAGCTCGTGAAAATAGGATAGCACAAGGTCAACAGTTCTTCCGTAGCCCTACACGACCACTTCCCAGACAGGCACGGATTCCCCCCACACTTCAAAAGAACCTTGTAAATAACCGGACATATGGTCGTTTTAAACAGTTTGAAAACTCTCCATTAGCCAACGAATTTGATGATGTCATCTTGAATTCTAATAACGAAAAAATGATTGAAAACTTATTAGCTGAACAGGGAATGATGAACAATAATGAACCTGAAATTAACACCAACCTTCTAGCCAATAACAATTTCGCAAAAGGGTTTGGTAATAACCTAAACTACATTGCCCCTCCACCACCAACTGAACTTCAGGTAAGTAAACTGAATACAGGTATGTACAATGCGATGATTAATAAAGACTTTGGACAGAAGAATGTTCGGATGGATCTTAAACCTTTACTCTTAAAAACACCCGTTGGTAGGACACCGATTGGTGAAGGTCTTTATGTAGACACGACCAAGATTGTTGGCTACTATGGTCAAATGCAAACTGGGCTTGAGCATACAAGGGAATTTGGACTAAAAGGCAATTCCACCAAAGTCATCAATAAGGTTCAGTTCAAATTTAACATTACCAATGATATTGAAACAAAGGGAGGAACCCTAGACTTCTATAGAAATGGTAAGATACGCTTCTCCGCTGGTTTCGTTGGTTCTAATATCGCCAATCAAGCGGAACTCTTACGTCGTTTCATGGTCAACACTTATACAGAAAAACAACCCTTCCTTTACGGTCCATTTGAATATAACAATTTAAGCGCTAAATTTAGGATCAATGGTGTGTTTAGAAATTTGGGAAGTATTGCTCTCAATTACAAGCAGTATGGGATGAGTAACGCGAGTTATGAACCCGAACTTACACCATTTCTTTATATTGACACATTTGATTACAAGTTTGTACTTACTAGGAATGGAAACGTCCAAATTCTAGGAACTAAAGATCCAAAAACTCTTCAAAGTGCTTACGAGTTCGGAACAAGGTTCGTTAAACAACTCGATAGAAATGGTGAAATTGAAGTAACAGGTGAGTTTAGTGAAGGTCTCAAAAAGACAACCAAGGCTAAGGCCAAGCCTAAGGCCAAGCCTAAGGTCAAGGCTAAGGCCAAGGCGAGCCCCAACAAGCTAACCAAGAATCAACTTAATGCTGTTAATGTTGATATGGCTGCGTGCAAACGTATGAGTAGAGGTGAACTTGTGGAATTGGCTAAAAAGTTAGGTATCGTCCAGTTTAGGGTAAAGACTTCGGATGGCACTAGACAAATGAAAAAGGATGAAATCTGTGAAAAGATTAAAGCCAAGAAGGGTGTTAGAACTGTCACCTACAAAAATACAACCACAGGTAAGAATATCAATCTTAAAAGGGGTGCTAATGGAAGATTCAAGATTGGTCGTGGAAGTTGTATGGGTAAAAAGGTAAAGGAACTCAAAGATATCGCTAAGCTTCTAAAGATCGAACTAACTGGTAAGGAGAAGAAAGCGGATCTGTGTAAGTTAATAGAAAAGGCTAGAAACAATATCGCTAATAAACCTGTAAAAAAGCCACTTTCCCCTAGGGCTCTAAAGCTAAAGGCTACAAATAATAAGAGAGCCGCTAAGGAGGTTGAGAAGAACATGAACCGGGCACTTAAAACAAATAATGTTGAAATGAAGAGAAGGCTCAATGAAAACTCTATCCGAAATGATCTCAATAAACTGTATGGAAAGATATGGATGAAGAGGTACAAACCCAACCTTAATGGGGATGTAAAAATTATTCAGAATAGGATTCGTAACATGAATAAAACTAACAAGTTGGGTCTACCTTTTAAACGTGATATAGACAACATCAAAAAGAGACTTGTCGCACAATGGAAGAGGGAACGTGTCCGTGATATGGAAAAGAAGCTTGTCAATATTAACGGAGTTAAGAATAATATGAGGAATAGGTACCGCCTCGCAGCCGTTAACTACATCATGAACCTTAAGAATCAGAAAAAGACTATAACGGCTGCTAAATTGGCTCAATTCAAGAAAAATTGGTTAAAGCGTATAGCTAATATTACTAATAATGCCCGTCCGAGAGGAATTAACCGAGCGGTTAAAGCTCGGATTGAAAAGATATAATCATGGTGTGAGGGTGGACGACGATACAAGGACATGGGGAACACCCACAGACTCTTGGTTAGATATGGCAAAGGAAGAACTTTTAGACGCTATTATTTATACTGTAGCAGATTACATTAGAAATGTTAGGAGTGAGGGAGATCGTGCACCCCTCAGTTTTCGTAAAAATGATGAGCCTGATGATAACAAACTCATCATGTCTATAATTGATGACTGGGAATATGTTGAAAGTCCACAACATAAGATGATGTTATGGAATCTCTTCAAGATGCTGAACAGTGACATATTTAGGGAATAGCTATTTGATTGCATGTATTAAATGCGGTGAAACACATCATAGCGATTGAAAATTGGTAAATAGCT